CTGCTGTTGCTAAAAAGTTATTCCAAAAGGCACAAGAGAAACGAATTAAAAAAGAAGATCCAGTACAATATGAGAAGTACAAGCGTGGTGACTACACAAGATAATGAGTATTTACGAAGGACTTGGTGACATTTCTTTTTCTACTCCAATACCTAAAGGAGCTAAAATTGGTAGTATGAATTATGATGACATACCTAACTATAATATAGATTTTGGTCAGAATAGAAAACAATCAAGATATAGTAAGTTTTCAGATGCTTTATCTGCTGCTGCCAAATATAGACAGAAAGCAAAAGACAAAGCAATAATAGAAAAGAAAGTTAAAGATGATGATAAAGGTACAAGCGGATTTAAGATTTCAGATGATGCTTTTGTTGTAGAGGGTTATAAAGATCCTGGATACACTATTCCTGGTCAACAAGGTAGAAGCATTCTTGGCACAGCAGGAGCACTTATTACTCCGTTCGCACCTATAACTGGTCAGGCAATCGGAGCAGTCGGTAGCCTTACTGGAATTTAAAAGATTACTGCCCTTAAAATATTAATCAAAGGAGTTAATTAAAAAACATGGCACCAATATTACCTATACTCGGTCTATTAGGAGCAGGAGTAGCAGCTAATGAACTTAAGAAAGCTGGTCAGAATAGAGAAATAAAAAATATCTTAGAAAAATTAGGGTCTCCTACTGGTGGTTTTGGATATGGAACTGGTTATGGACCTGGTATGTTGCTTCCTACTAGTGGTTATCAGGCGATTGATGCTTATAACAAACAAATGGGTAAGACACAAAGAGAAAATATGATAGCTAATATTGCAGCAGTAGAACCTTTTACAGATAGAGCAAAGAGAAGAGATTTTGAACGTAACATGGCAGCTGCTAGATTCCGTACTCAGCTAGGAACACAGCAAGGCTTAACATTACAAGGACAGAGAGGTGCTCAGGCATTAGCACAACAAGGTATGCAGGGAGCAATGTCAGCTCTGGGTTCCAACTATCAGTATCAGTAAATGAGTAAAGCATCACAAAAAGTAGACGATTTTTTTACTAGAATCAATGACAGAATTGGTCTTGCTAATACTCAAGCATTTCTAGATACTACATTAGGAATTGAGGGTGCTAAGAAAAAAGTTCTTGGAATCCCTATGCCAGAACTTGGAGTGTCAGAATTTCTAAACTTACCTAATTTTGGCAAAGCTAACGAAAGAATTGAAAAAAGAAAAAAAGAAAGAGAAGAAGATAAAGCACAATCAGGATTAGGAGATTCTTTCAATCAAAAACAGTTGATGAAAGATCTATACGGATTGCAGGCACAACAATCTATTTTAAGAGACTATGAGATGGGTAGAGAAGCAAAGAGAAATATGGCATCAGCTCAACAATATTTTCAAATGGCAGGTGCAGGTCAAGAGTCTGCTGCGAGAAGAAGATTAATGGAAGATACATTTTCGCCTACTAAGATTTCTCAACAGAAATTAAGAGCACAACAGGGAGAGGCTACTTTAATGAATGCTGTTGCTAATCAGACTTCTGCTGCTGCACAGGTAGGAGGTCTTGGCACCGGTAGAAGATATGGAAGATAAAGTTTCTTGCTTTAAAATTAAATTAACAGTATAAAGTTTTGTTATGGGCGGAAGACCACCAGCACCAAGAGTTGAATATATACCTGCACCACCACCACCTACCACGGTGTCTACACCAACGCAGTCATTTAAGAGTCAGATAGAGCTGACAAAAGTATCTGGTGAGCAGAACAGGTTAAATATGGAAACTGGTGCTGAACTGGATCGTGTTAATGAAGAATTCTATACAGGTCAGGATTTAAGGAGATATAGAGCCAGAGGTGCAGAAGAGCGTTCACTTGCTCAGACAAAAGGACAACAAGATCGAGCAACTCTGGGAACCAGAGGTGCAGAGGAAAGACTCACTGTTGGAGCCAGAGGTCGAGAGGATAGATTAACAACAGGAGAAAGAGGTAGACAGGAACGTCTAACAAGAGAAACTGCAGGTGCTCAAGAACGTCTAACCACTAGAACTAGAGGACAGGAGCAAAGATTAACTGTAGGAGAGACTGGAAGGCAAGATCGACTAACTACAGGAGAAAGAGGCCGTCAAGAAAGATTAACTACAGAAACTAGAGGTCAACAGCAGAGATTAACTGTAGGAGAAACTGGAAGGCAAGAAAGATTAACCACCGGGGAAAGGGGAAGACAGGAACGTCTAACTACACAAACCAGAGGACAGGAAGAACGACTTACAACTGGAGAAAGAGGTCGCCAAACACGACAAACTCAAGCACAGTTACTTGCAGGACAAGAACGTCAGATTGGTTTAAGAGGAACTGAAGAACGAGCAACTACCAGAACTAGAGGTGCAGAAGAACGACTTACTACAGGAGAAAGAGGAAGACAGGAACGTCTAACTGTAGGTGAAAGAGGTAGTCAAACAAGACAGACTCAAGCACAGTTATTATCTGGACAAGAACGTCAGATTGGTCTTAGAGGACAGGAAGAACGACTCACTACCGGAGAAAGAGGTAGACAAACACGAGCTACTCAGGCACAATTACTTTCTGGACAAGAAAGACAGATTGGACTCAGAGGAACTGAAGAACGAGCAACTACCAGAACTAGAGGTCAGGAACAAAGAGCAGGTATTCGTGAATCTGGATCAGAAGCTAGATTAACCGCCTTGCAACAGGAGGCATTTAGACGCTATAAAGAGAATAGAGATTTCCAACAGTCACGACGAGCTTACCGAGCATAACCGAATGGTTAGATACTCTATCTGATAAAGAAAGAGAAACTTATCTAGCTTTCTGCAAACAAACCAGTTCACCTATACAGATGTATCTTTATGCCCGTTTTTTAGGGTATGAAGGTTCTATAGCTGATTGTGATACCTGGGCAAAGAAAGAATTTAAAAAAAGAAACTTTAATACAATACTTGAGTTGGAAATAGATTCCATGCAGATGGATATATCAAAACTTAGAGAAGCTATAGATCTTGGAGTAGTGAAACAGGATATGGGAGCTGCCCGTATATCAATGCTTCAAAAAGAATTAAGAGCTCATATTAAACAACTCTTAGATGAAAAACATCTTACTGATAGACAAGGTTTAATACTTGCTGGTGCTGATCGTGCATTAAGAGAGATACTTTTAATCTTTAGAGATGATCCTATGGAAGGTCCACTACAAGAAGCATCAATGGGTGTATGGACTAAGATTCTTCAAGAAGAATCATAAGTCTTAACAAGGTAGTCTTAATACATGGCTGGAACAAGTATCTATTCTGTTCATCGTAGAACTGCAAGAGCAGCTGCTAAACAACA